TGGAAACCACCGAACTGCACGATGCGCTCACCAGCAACAACACGGTCCTTGAAGGCCCAACCGGTCTGGTTGATGTCCCACTTGTAGAGGTCACGGTAGTCGAGTGGGTTGAACAACAGTCTCGAAGCTTCCAACTGGTGGACTTCGATGAGTGCAACGAGGTCGTACAGCGAGTCAGGAGTAATGTAACCCGAGAGCTCGTTGACGATGTGGTTAGGCGACACGACGTGGTTGGGGTCAACCGCGTAGTTGTTGATGGCAGCTTCGAGCACCGTGATCAAACGGGCGTCTTCCTGCATCATGATAGCCTGCTTGGACATGTCCTGAGCGTACTCCACGATGTTCACACGGAGGTACCACAAGTCTTCCTTCTTAATCTGAGGGAAGGTAGCGATACGGAACAAACGGACTGGAACCTTCTTACCTTCGAAGGGTGTCACACGGACTTCACCTTCGTTACCGGAAAGAATGTAAGCCTGACCGTACTCGTCGAGGACGTCGTACATGACAGGGACACCAGGAGTAAGCGGGTCTTCCAGAAGCACGTTACGGGTCATACCCTGGTAACGGAGCTTAAGCTGGATAGGACCAATCATACCCTGGCCCAAACGGACCATGTAGTTGTCCTTGTCTGCCAGAACACCGGCGAGACGACGTTGCTTCTCTTCACGAGTTGCAGTTACGCGGCCAGTGGCTGTCTTAAGACGGTCCTGGGCCTCAATGATACCGGCGACGTAGTCGTCCGACTTCTTGGCTGTACGAGGAGCGAGGTGCTCGGCAACAGCGCCATTGGGAAGAATTGACATTTTCTATATTTCCTTTCAAAGACCTTAGGCAGTTGCGCCGTATGGAACGAGACGGACAACAATCTGTGTTGGGCTGATAACATCGATCAACTCAGCAACTGGGACAGCAGCCAGTGTCGTAGCAGCACCCACAACCGAAGTCAGCTGACCAGTACCCGAAGTGGTGTACAGCAAAGTGCGAGTACCGTTGGTTGGGACTGTGTAAGCCTGAGTGGTGTCGAAAGCAGGAGCCGTAATCGTGAAGAAGGCGTTGGAGTTACCAAGCCAAACAGCCCACGAGTTGACGCCGACCTGAGTCACATCATCAATGTTTGGGTTGCGGTCGAGAGCAGACAGACCAAAAGGCTTGGCGTTAGCGGTCGAAGCAGCTGTACCAGCGTTGGCGACGGTGTCAGGACCCGTACGGTACATGACCATGCCCGAGTAGATGTTAGTCGTATCGGTTGGGTCAAGGAACGTGTTGTATGGTGTAGCCTCGTACTTTTCGTACAGTGGGGTGCACGTACGGTGGACCCCAACGTTAGCTACGCTATTAAGTTGCAGCATATTTTCTTTCTCCTGTTAGTAGGGGATTTGGGTTAAAGTGTCATCAGCCAATCGTCAGACTGAATGTCCTGACGAGTAACTGTTGAGGCCGTTGTCAACCGACCCATTTCTGGCAAAGAATTGTTGCCCTTTGCCACTTTCTGGCTCCGGGGTTGACGAGCCCCAGACTCTTCAAACATGTCAATGCTTGCTACAAAACCTGCTAGCTTAGTATCTGACATTTGTTCAAACTTTGCGATGTGCTTAGCACGGTCATCGTGTTGGACCATACCCATCTTTTCAAGACGGTCCACAACCTGAATAGCAGCAAAGATCTTTTCGCGGCTAGCTTGCACAGCGGCAACGGTGCCTGCATAAGGAGCAAGAGCTGGGTTGGTACCATCTTCGAAGTCAAGTTGCTGGTGGTGTGGGCCATGCAGCTGGTCATCAAGAACACCAGTCTCAGTACCGTCGTTGTAGTAAGGAACGTAGGCAGCGTCTTCGCCGTTTACTTCCTCAGGTACAAGAACGTTGGTTTGGTGGTCGGGCTGCATAACGCGCTCACGGCTCCAAACACCGGCTTGGTCATCAAGGTCACGAACGTCTACAATTTGCAGCGACTCTTGGTTACCGTTTGAGCCTTTTTTGCCAAATGGGTTATCGTCATCTTCGCAGTCATCGCAGCCCTTACCCTTGCAATTCTTGCAATCCTTCTTCTTAGGCTTCTTCTTCTTGCTGGTGGTACCCTTGGTGTCGTCTGAGTCACCATCGTCTTCTTTTGACTCATCGTCTTCGCCAGTAGCAGCAACCTTGATGTCCTGGAGGAGTCCTTCAAGAGCAGTAAGGTCAGCAGAAGCCTGGTGGAAGTTACCAGTAACAACAAGGTCGTTTTCAATGTCGAGAACAATGCTGGCAACGGTACCAATTACGCTATTAACTTCTGGGCTTGCGCTAGCAAAACGGAGAACGGTAGAAGCTTCATTAGAGGCAGTTACAAGGTTGCTAAAATCAAAGTCGACTTCATTGCGGATAGCATCACGAATCTCGCGGCTAGCCTTGTAAACCTGATACAGACTTTCATCAATAGCTTTTGTACTTGCGTACACAGGGCCACCTTCTGCATAAACGGCGCTCGAGCCAGGGCCACCAATAATTTCTTGGCCAGCATCAACAGCAGTAAAATCACGAACATCAACTTGACGCATGATTGCTTGGTCAGCGATCCACTCGCCAACTTCTTCAACAGCAGGGGGTGCCTTGTAAACACCAGGAGCGGCATCAGTGCCCTCAGTATCCTCTTGGTTGTAACCTTCAACTCTTGGAGTAGTCGTTGTTCCCGACATACCTCTATCTTGGAAGGCGTTTCCTGCTTGCTTAATCATCTCGTCATCAAAACGGCTCATGATTGCTCCTCGCTATTTTCTTCGTTTTTGTTTTGTGCATCAACTTCTGCAGTACCTTTAAGCAAGTCCCACATTCTTGTGGTGCCATCCATTGCTGCGTTCATCGAGTCATCTTGAATAGCACCAGGGTTCGTACCTTTGGCGCTTTTCTTCTTTAAATTCTTTTTATTATCTTCGATCTTTAGTGATGCCGGGCTTAGAAACCTGCGCACAACTTTTACCTTGTCTCTATCTATACCCGTTTTCTCAGGTCTATTAAATCCTAAAGCTCCAGCAATTTCTGCACGGCATTCAGGATTTGTACAATTACCTGCTTTGGGGTGTTTTGGATCAGGATCAGGCAACCATGTCATTTGATCACAATCATTACATTTTTGCTTTTGCATAAATGTATCTTGCTTAGCAATAGACGGTATAACGTCAGTAAATGCAAGGCTTTTGTATGCTGCCTTAGCATTTGGGTTTTGTTCTTTAAGGCTTTGTTGTTGCTGCTTTACAACCTGTTGGATGCCCATAGCATCCTGCCACTCTTGAATTGCTTCTTGAACTTCTGGAGCAATAAAAGCACAGTCAGGACAAATGCCATCTCTGTAACCATTTCCTTGGCATTGTGGGCAGTCGCCAATAGGAGAAATAGTTACCCTAATAACTTCTAATGCATACTTTTTAATATCGTTAGAAACTTTAAGGATAGGCATTAGTACCGCTTTTTGTGCAAAAGCCATGCACTCTCGTCAGCAGGATCAAACACAAAACTCAGCTCAAAGAAGTTTGGTCGAATGCAGCTTTCGAACACAAGGCTTTCGCTGCTTTTACCAGCTGTGTAGACAGTAACAGTACGACCTTTAAGGCGAGGAATGTGAACGCAGTATTCAGCAGGCTTGCTAGCATATTTACCGCAGGCAGAACAAAGAGTACCTTCAACATCTGCACCCATGCTGACAGCGTTTAGACTGCCTTCCATAATAGCGTTAGCAAGCTTAGGAAAGTTTTCAGCATCAACTTCCATAAGGCAGTAGACACTGGCATCGGTGTGACCAGAAGCGAGCTTGCTTTCACGGTAAACAGCATCAAGGATAACACCTCGAGCACGATCAGGATCTGAATTGTTGTGCTCAACATAGATTGGGCGACCAACAAAAGTCTTATAACTCTTCTTGATCTGGTCGACAGGCCAACCATCATAATTAGCGTTTACTCTGGAGGAAATTGCTCTAGAAACAGCGTAAACGTACCCAGGCTCTGGTTTAAAATCTTTAAAGTCATCAAAAGTAACGTTGTGTAGCTCAATAGGCTGGCCGACGTTAGCCAGAGACTCTCTACCCTGTAGAGTTATTGATGGGGCACCAAATTTTATCATCTTCGTAACCTATTTTGAATTAACATAGTTTTTACATCACTGTAATAATTAAAACTATGTTAATTCCTTCTCTCTATGAGTTCTTTTAGTTCTTTAAGCATCATTTGGTGATCTTCACTCACTTGCAAGTGATAAGCCGCTAATTCTGCAGCAATACGATCTGCACGCTTAGCAGCAATAAGCAAGATTGCTCCTTGCAGACCAGCGAGTGTAGACAACATAAGGTTTAAAAGAATGAACGGGTATGGGTCCCAGGCGCTGTGGCCTCTGTTGTCTAGGATCCACCAACCCATGAATGCAATAAAACCAAAAACAAAAGGCCAGCTACCCATGCTACGGCGCATAACGTCTGCAGCTTTTTCACCGAAGGTTCTCTGATCACCAGTGCGTACAGTTGGGTGGAATTCCCAGTGGCTTACCTTTTTTATGGTACGCATACTAGTACTCGTCTGTATTGTGTGCAGCTCTAAGGCCCTCGTGATAACCTAAATGACGATCCTGTGCTTGTGTAAGATTGTCTACCTGGATTTCAATGCCCAACAAATAGTCAACCTTTGCTTCCAAACGGTTCCACTGGTCTTTAGGGCTAGAGCCACCATTAGTTTTATACTGGTTAAGAAGACGCTCAAATTTTTCGTCTTGATCTTGTTTGTTTTCCAAGATCTTTGCTTCGAGCTCATCCATCTTATTATCATTGTGACGAACAATTAGCTTATAAATAAAACGAGCTACCGTACCAAATCCTGCTGCTGCGAAGAAGAAATTAGAGATATAACTGAACCAGTTATTTGAAGAGTTAAAGAATGAAGCAAGCATTTATGCCTCATCAATTTTTTCATAAATACTATTTGATAGATCCAGCTTGTGAGCATTGCGACATTTACGCCCCTCACCTTCTTTAATAATGTCTAATTTGACTAGAGGGCTAACTACGTCAAGAAAGCTCTTCTTATTAAAAGCAGCTTTTGGTAGAAGACGGGGAGTCTCATTGTTAAAAAGAGTGCTCATGCGGGTCTCCGTTGATTAAATAATACACGTTCTATTATTTAGTGCATTATCAGGGTTATTATAAATCTTATAAAGTAGTTTCTTCTTCAGGATCTGTTTGAACAACGCCTGGTGCAGAGCTTGCAGTGCCACCACCGGGGTTATTCCCGCCTGCTAAATCAGCAATTGGGTTGCCCGTATCTTGGTTATTAGTAGGTGTAGGAATCATTGAGTTTTCACCATCGAGAGCACTAGCAAGGTGCTGTTTGAATAATTCTTCATCAAACTTTTCATAGCTATTGTCTACAATTACCTTCATACCCGAGGCAAGCTTCATCCGCTTACGCTTCTTCTGCTCGAACGGAACAGCAAACTTCATGCGATCGCCATATTCGACACGACCACTAAACTCATCATCGAAATCTTCATCCCAACCAGAGACTGAAGCCGTCTTCTTCTTAGGACCATTCTTTGGTCCCTTCTTAGAAGGCTTGGGCTGAGACTTGCGTTGCTCGTAGCTTTCTTCTGGGCGTTGGCGTGCTTGTTGGTTAATGCTTGGGTATACCTGAGCACCAGCAGCGGCGTCACTACCCATTGCTCCAACATCTGTCATATTCGGAGAAGCAGGAGGTGCCACAAGTCCAGCCATAGCTCCTGGAGCAAGTTGTGCGCCAAGCGATGGGTCTTCCAACATCGCTAAGTAGGCCTGGTATTCCTGCACATATTCTGGTGGCACTGGCAATTGCAGCACCATCAAACGGTTGAACAGCTCTTTCTTAAATTGCTGCTCAGCAACAACCGTCTTAATCTTTTCTTCCTTACGTGCATCAATCTCGTCATCGAAGTCGATTGGGATATTGACAGCAAGCGTGCTGAGGGAGATTGGGAAACCTGAGGCGCTAAGCTGCTGAAGGAAGCCGCGTTCGACTGTCTCGTCTCTCAGGTTCATTGAACGGAATCGTACTTCAGGGATGGCTAGCTTGGGGCGTTCTTCAACGTACTCAGCGCCAGTCTCCTCATCAACCATAAGAACAGTTTCCATAACAGGAACCATCTGACCGCCCACGTTACGCATTTCATAGTGACCCTGTCTTTCTGCTACTGGTTCCATACGGCTACGGATGAACTTTTCAATCTTGTGCTGATAAGTGCTAAGCATTTGGGTGATGAGTTCACGGTTAAGAGCACCAGAAGCATAGGTGCCACCCTGACCACCTTGGATAAGGTCAGCACCAATACCGAATACACCCATGAGGTTTGTCTGCACACGCATAAAGTCTGTGTCAAGACGAGGCATTGACTCACGACCAAAAGCATTCTGAATCTGAAGGCCGTGGTGGTACGTCATCAAACGGAAGTCTGAGTTGATAGCCATAGCTAGGTCATCACGCAAAGATTGGAGTTCCATAGCATCTGGGATCCATGGGCCGTCTTGGTCTACGTCAGGGAGCCCCAAAGTAGCAAGAATAAGTGGAGAATACAGACGGTCAGCAATAGCATCTTGAGCGGCGTTAAGGGACTCTTCAAGCATAAGAGTGCGGAAAGCACGAAGAAGAATAGGAGTACCATGTTCACTCCAAGGGTTCGTAGAGAACTTAATCTGTTTCATGATTACGTCAGAAACAGGGATCTCTTTATCTTGTCTAGCCCATGCTACAACGTCAGGGTAGAGCTGCATAAGCATTGCATACTCTTGAGGAGGATCACGGCGTTCGATAAGACGCTTGATTTCTTCTGGTACCTTAACATGGTATTGATAGGTTCTAAGAGCGCGGTTCTTAGCGACGACAACGTCGTTAGGGTTGATGATCTCATCTTCTTCCCAAGCACCAATACCATCGTGCCAAGAACCCATAGCGAACACTTCACCAACAGTCCAGTGCTCTCGACCCAAGTCATAAAGGAACTCTTGGTAGTTAAGGCCATCAAAGAACAATTCATTATAGAAATCTGAGATGCGCTTGTCTGGGTGAACTAGCTCAATGTCTAGAAGCGGGAACCTAGTATAAATATCGATAAGACCAGGTACCAAGTGGTGAGTAGTATAAAGTAGGCGAGCCCAGTCTCTGATTTTTCTGGTTTGCTCATCTGGGTCCTCCATGTTGAACCACCACGTGCGCTCACGCCAGTATTCAAATGGGTCATGCAATTTAGGTAAAGCCCATTGGGCATCTGATCCTGTAGCGGCAGCAGTTCTACGGTTAGTAGTTCTAGCCATGCCATTCTCTGCTAGGAAATCAACTCCTAGCTTATTAAGACGTTGTCTACCCTCTGGAGGACCACCCATAGCCATAGCCATCGGAGCAATGTCATTAAGCATTGATCCACTAGTCTTAGCTCTATCAAGCATGTCACGTGCAGCCACGCGCCCAGCGATAGGGTTCTTAGGTAAGGTAATACCGGCTGTCTTCATGCGGCTAAACTCCGCCGAAGCACTCCAGTCGTTTGACGCCATCGTTTATCTTTCTAGAATGTCATGCAAGTGCAAAAAGGGATGTTGCCTTGAACCGGGTGGCCACATGGGTAATTTACACTACGTGTTGCACGAATTATACCACCAGAATTGTTCTGGTCAATGTCTACGCCATTAAAGTCAGTGTTTCTAGCAATGACACGGACTGATGCTTGTCTAATGTTTTGTTGACGTTCCATAATATCTCCTTAACCGATGTAGTCGTGGTTGTTGCTAATGCTTGAGTTGGGTGTGGTACCCTCAGTGTAACCAGTAACTGTCCCGCCAGAGATTGTGATGGAGTCAACATCATTGAGGTTTTGTTGACCAATACTGCCGTTAACCCAAGTGGCTTCCTTACCAATCTGCTGTGCGCTAAGGTCAAGGAACATACCAGGAAGAGTCCAGTCAATAATGCCACTAGCTGTAGCACCAGAAGCAACAACTCTGTAAGCATTGTAGAAAATGCCGCTTGCAACAGGCACTTTAAGAAGAACTGGTACGCTAGCAGTGGTGACAGAACCAGTTGCAATGGTAGTCCAGTTTGTGGAATTGTATAAGGTAGCGTTTGAATTGTAGTAGGCATTTGGAGTAAAACGGTCAAATGTTCCTTGAATAGCCACTGTGGCTGTACCAGACCAACTTGTTTCTGCGCTAAGCACAGTAGTAAGAGATTGAACATCTTGCAAAGAAACGTTATTATCAGGGGCGCAAACAAAACTAACGTCAATAGCACCATTACCATTAACGTTTAAGTTGAGACCAGGGTTCAGTGATCCCGGTTGTGCATAACCAATTTTGCCGCTAGATGTTGTGTATCCAACGCCGCTGCTAGTGATTTGAGCAGCGTATGCTACAGCAGGAGGGTATACCGAACCTGGTGTCCCATCATTACCATAATTGGTAACAAATTGGCCCAGTGGCCAAGTCTTCTTTGTTTGCTTTGGGCCTTTACCTTCTGCGATGTTCATGTTCTCTCCTAGAGACTCATATAATCTATGCCAAGATCCGGTGCATCTGATTGTTGCAGGAATCTAATAGCATTCATGCTTATATCATCATCTGCGACACTAATGGCTGGGCCATCGGCTGTTGGTACTGATTGTACTGTTTGCGGTCTTTGCACTGGCTGGTTTTGTACAGGAGCGGGTGCTGGTGCAACCCTTACAGTCAATGCTTTGTCCACTTTTCCTTCAAGATTCTTGAAAGATGTATTTATTTGCTTTAGTGCACCACTTATTGCTTGCTCAACCTGTGGGAAAATTGGCTCTTCGACTTTAGGTGGTTCAGGCTTAATGAAGTATTTCTTTAATACACTTTCACAAAGATCCCAAGTCAATTTATTAACTTCAGGCCCTATAAGGCGTTGCAACCTTTTAAGCTTTTCTTCCCATATATAGTGATAAACATTCCCATCGTAATCAGTAAGAGTTCCGAAAGATACTCCGTCTGATGACATCTCAAATGTTAGGAATTCTATATTCACTACCATTTGGTTCTGTGGGGTTGGTGTTTTTTCAATAACTGGTTCTTCAACCTCAAGGACCTCTTCCACAGGAGTAGAAAGGATCTTAGTTTTTCTAGTTCTGAACATGAGTTATTGAGCGATAACCAATTCGTAGTCGCTCTTACGCTCCACGGAGGCAGTCTTGTCATCCCAAACAACAGCGAACTCACGGTCGCCAACGGCAATGACTGTACCAGCAATCTTTGTGGAGGGTGTCTCAGCAACGACTCGTGCACTAACGATCGAACCAGACTTAGCATTGGCTACAAGACCCATGGTGAAATCAGGACGAGCTTGATCTGTACGGAAGCCCTTAATCTGTGAAGCAAACTTCTTAGAGGCCATAGCAGGAGCAAGCTGAAGGTCACCGGTACCAGCAACTTCTGGCTCCATCACCATAAGAGCACGATCTTGAGCGGGGTTTGATAGGTCATTACCCTGCATACCTTCATCAACATAACGTTGGATCTGGCCGCCAAGACCTTCACGCTGCTCCATGTAAGCTTGCATGTTCTTTTCAAAGTGGTTGCTGTCCTCATCCACGAAGTTACCCAAATCTTGTGGGTAACGACCTTGTGCGTCTGGGGCTACAAAGTTATCATCTGGATTAGGTGCGAATGCTGTTTTATCAAAAAGTTCAGCAACTTTAATGTTCAAACGGGGTTCCATTGTTTCTCCTGTACTTGGATACATACACTACGGTATATATTGCTCATAATTACATTGTTTAAATGCTTGGTGGCTGCGGTGCACCAGTTGATTCATCAGAATATTGTTCTGATGCGTTCTCACGGGTTGCGTCTTCAACCTTTGGTGGTTTCTTTGTTTTTGTCAAATTATTAGGCTCTGGGTGAGCAATAAAACGGTTTTTTGTAGCAAAAGACCAAATGTTCTCTTCCTCTGGTTTAATGCTGGCAGCCATTTGGAATTGTTGGTTATTATCCTTTAATTCGTCATCGTATCGGCTACGCATACCTTGAGGTAGTAGATTCTGCAAAGAAAAATCTTCATTATCTTGCTTTTTACCACCAGAATTCATTAGGCAGTAGCCGTGTGAAAACAATGGGCGATGACCATCTACTGCTTTACCATCTTGGATAACTGGGCCTAATCCATCTACTCCAGAGGGCATATCACAGAATCTGCATGGCATTCCTGGAGGAGCATCCTTTGGTTCGATGTAGCTTCTCTTATTGTTCATTGTTTTCTTCATCATCTTCTCCAGTTTTTTCGCCAATTGCTTCAAGTCCTCGGTTGATATGACCACCTGTTAGTCCTTCAAAGAACTTAGGCTTTTCATCATCGGTGAGTTTTCTACCAATTGTTCTTTCTGCGGTATCCAAGGCATCGCCCTTACCAGAGTCTGTCTCGAGCAATTCGCCTGGGATTTCTGGCATAGGAACGTTCAGTTTTGGAGTTGGCATGCTGAAGAGAGCTTGGTTTTCTTTATCACTAATGCTCATCGGCTTAGCTCTACCAACTTCTCTAGCCTTCTCTGCTGCTGGTACTGCTTCAGAACCAAAAGAAAGATCGACAAGGCTCATGGGAGAGCCGGGTTCGATACCAGCTCTTATATCGAGTTCTCTGCCCCTTCTTTCTCTCTCTTGGCGTGCTTCTGGATCAATTGTCTGAGAAGTTATCTTCCTATAGCCTTTTACACCAAGTCCGTGGTCACTGATGTGGTCTGTAACCACTGGGATCTCTGTTGTGCCACCACCAACGACTCCAGTGCGTCCACAACCAGTACAACCGGCGCCTTGACACTTATCGTGTACTACTGAAGGGAATATTTGCCTACGGGGCACACGTTCGACACTCTCACCTGCATAGCAGAACAAAGGTGCTGTTGCATCAGAAATCTTTACTGCTCGTTCTGCAGGGTAGCTTCTCAACGTTTTACCAAACTTGTGTCGGCCTGCTTTTGTGTTCGTGTGCGGCAATTCACCAAGCTTTGGAACGGCAACCTCATTAAAAATGTTATTTATTTGCTCAGCGGCTGCTTCTCGAGTGGTTCTGCCTGGTTCATCATTCCTATAATTGCGGAATTCAGTGTTTATTCCTGGGACTCTTGTGTTGTCAATAGCACCAGTTCCTGTACGTACTATGCGTGCTTCTGGTCCACGGTGTTTACGCACCTGTTCTCTGGCATCTCTAAGGCTTTCAATTGGCCTACCAGATGAAACAATGTCAACTTTTCTACCGTCTATAGAACGTGCTGTAACAGCTCCGAATGATTGGTGGTCTTCGTAAGCGTTATCATTGGATGGTGCTGTAGCATGTTGTTCAGTGTCAGAACCAGACTCACCACGAATGAGTTCTTGGCGCATTCTGCTATCAATGAGGTCAGTGCGTTCTCCAGTTAATTTATCAACACCATGCGGGCGGCCTTCGCTATAGGTTTTGAATTGCTCTTGGCTTTCACCTTTACGAATACCAGAATCTGGGTTTGCTGTATCATAACCACCAACCCAGACAGGGTCACCGAACGATAAGCCTTTATCGTAGACGCTACCACCTTGGAACTGTGGCGCAATATCTTCATATCTTCCAGATACTGCTCTTGGGCCAACAAGCCGAATAGTTCTTTCTGAGGAGCCGGATCTAGCGTGTGTTTCTTTCTTCGAGATCTCTTGTGGTGTATAAGGGTTGTCACTCGTTGCTGCATCCCGCTTAGCTTGCTCATTTGCGTGGAAATCTGCTCTGAGGTCATCTACAGCTCCGACAGTGCCTTTCTTGTTACAACGTCTACAAGCAACGCCATTTTTGTCTTCGCCTTTGCCTGAACAGTCAGTGCATTGAACCTGTGTTCTATTAATTGGGCAATTTCTGCTACATGCTTTGTGAGTGCAATACTTCTCATGGTGAAGAAACATCATGTTCTGGATACGAGCTTTTTTGTGCAAATTAAAGAAGTGTTCGTACTCAGAGACTCTGACATTACCTTTATCGCAACCATCACTACCGCAGCCATTGCCGTTGCCATCACCATCACCCAAACAATCTGGACATGGTTTTGTTAGTTTATAACCTTTATTGTCGCAGCTGCAGTACTCTTGCTCGTTACGACGATTGATTGGCATTAATGGCTTACCACCATTCTTTTGCCCACCACAATCATCGCAAGGATAAGCATTCCTTAAAGTATCGTGGATAGCTATAACTGCAGCACGCAACTCGTGTCTATCGGATACGTTCTGTGCTCTGATAGCTTCTTTTGCTTTTGATACTGGATTCCGTAGTGGACGCTCAACCTGTTCCATTAAATAATCTTCAAAACGGAATGGGTCAACAGTAACGTTTTCTTGGCGCTCTTCTTCACTAATGTTTCTATCAGGGCGTTTATAAACAATACGCTTACGGTCTAACTTATTCTTTCTAGTTGTCTGAAGCTGTGAGAACTGTGGCCTATCAATCTTGCCACCGAGGTCTTCATCTGAAAGGAATTCGCGTGGTGGAATAAAAATACCAGCACCTTCCATGCCATGGACTTCATTCTCCGGCGTGATTTCGCTGGGGTCAGCAGCATACTTAGAGTTAAAGTTTTTTCTAGACATTAATAGCCTCTTGTTCGTTGCTTTCTACTGGTGTTTTAGTTGCTGAGGGTACCAACGCATCTAGCTTGCTACCAACCTCTTGCGCAACGTCAGCTCCATGGAAACGACTCGTTGTGGACAGCAATCTTCTTTGTGCACGTTGGAAGCGAGACCAGTTTCTATCCTTCGATGGATCATCGGTCCCTGACATCATTGCAGCATGAGAAAGAGCAGTCTGAGCAAGTCTGTTATACCTACCCGTATACGAGTCAGGGATGCTTGAGATGGTTCTTGCAAGGTCACTCACAGCAGGACGCATTCTCTCTGGGTATGCCTCTGGGTCAATGCTATCGGTGCTGAACCAACGCTTCTTGACTCTCTGACCGCGTGGTGGGGTAAGAGTATTATCTGGGTAATTAGCAAAGTTTTGGCTGAACTCTTCATTCACTGCTTCCAGGTTGGCACTCGCTGCACAGAATGGAGCGTTTACGCTCTTCTGATTTGTTTCGTTAGTCTTTCTTAGCTTAGCCATAACAGTTTTAGGTATTCTCTTGCCTGGTGTCCACAACCCTAAGAACGACCTTTGATCAACACCCTTGGTTCCAGGTGAAAACGTCTGGGTTGTACCTTGACGATAAGTTTCAAACGTTGGCACTCCGGTAGCGGGGTCAACCTTATTTGGCAGGTCATAGATCTGGTGTGGAGCACTAGTCATATCATTATCATAAGCATTTACCATAAAATTTTGGTAATGGTGCTCAGGCAAGTTAACATTATCGCGCTCAATAACGTTAATGCTGCCAGGAAGGACGTTTGGATCGGTTGGGTGAGCAATTCTACAGTTGCACGGCAGACCAAACTTTGTCTGGTATTCATCATCGCCATTGCAACGTGTACAGTCTTTATTTGCGTGGCCTTTCCACAACATTCCCTTGATGCTGTGGGCGATGCCGTTCTTAAAACGTGAAGCAAACCTCAAATTACCTTCGTAGTCAATGCCATCATCGCGGACACGCATCTCTGGGCTTCGTCTAGTAATCTTTGTAGTGAGACGAGACAAGAACCCTGTGTTATTGCACTTAGAGCATGTATTGTCACTTGTAATTCTGATGCCAGATCCATCAGTTTGGTGGTTAGAACAAGGGAAAGCGGTTAAATCTTTACCAGTTCCGCCACAAGTGCGGCACGTAGTACCTTCGGTAGATGTTCTATCGTTGTAATGCTTACCACCAACACAGCCCGAACGGCATGCAGGTGCATCATCTTCATTAATGTATTGCAAAAGTCCATCTGATACAACTTTTGTGTGTGGCAACAAAGTTGGTTTGCCATCTACAATTTTTTCTTTGTAATTAATGTGGCCTGGCGTAGAACAGTCGTTACAAAGAACAATGTTTTCATTCTGATCAGGGTTTGGACCATCTTGGCCACCTTTACAGGTTGGGCATGGTTGCAGTTGCTCTTCAACAAGAGTGTCCTGATTGGCAATGTTGCCTCCATAACCTTCTTTTCTTTTTTCGCCAATAATTAGTCTACGGAACTTAGAAGTTTTGGTACCAATTCGCACCATGGGGATGTGGTTGCCCTTGACGCCATTCTTATCATCAAAAGCCTTTTGGCCTTCCATAATTTTGGTAGTGCCATCTTCTTGCACCACTGGACGACTAATGTTTAGCAGAGGAGATTGGCTTAGCAGGTTCTCACCACTACCGGATGCACGCGGGACAAATGGGTGAATCTCTAGGTGCTCACCAGTTTTTTCATAGTGTGCTCTCGCTTCTTCGATATTAACGTGATTGACTGCTTCTTCACCACATTGGCACAACCCATTACCAACTTTGTATGGCATGCCACTGCTACTAGAAAGCAATTCACTCAACCCATCTTCGCCGCTGTTAGCAAAAATGGATACTGGATCGCTACTATCCAAAGAACGAGTAGTAGGAGTACCGTTGTTTGTGTCCCGGCCTTTAACACGTCTTTTTTTACCAGAATCTTTGATTTTTAAGAACTCAGAGAACTCATCTGTTACTTTAGGGGCAGAGGAAACAGGGCGATATGCTTCAAGCATCGCCTTTTCACCTGCACTACCGCCACGCTCTCTGTGGTGCTTCTCAATTAGAGAGATTTCTTTCTTGCCCAGAAATTTAGAGTAGTGTTCTGGACCAAGTTCAACGCGCTCGTAGTCTTGCCCTACCCGGCCACGTAGCAGTTGCTTAAAGTGCCTAGCATAAGGAAGATTACGCTTACTTCTACCACGACTATCAGGAAGACTTTTGTGAACAAACTCGTAAGATGGTCTTTCGACATCGGGGTTCGTTACTGGGTGCCAACTGCTGTCACCAGACATCACGACGAAAGGAGCATCTAGGTCAGCTTTACGAAGACGAGATTTTGTTTGGTTTTCTCTTTCTTCTACTTCTTTTTTTCTACGATCTTGATCGACGTCAAAAGAATCTAGGTTTGTGTACGTATCTCTAACGATATTAGCAGCTACCTTTGTAGTAGAAGCGTTCTTGTTGAATACAAACTTAATCATATTGTATTATTCTTTCGGGATGTCATTCGGTGGGGTCTCACCCTGTGGGATTTCCCACCCTCTAGTCTTCGTTTTAATAATTTTCACTGGTTCTTCAGGCTGTGGCTCTGGCTTAGTTTCTTCTGGAGCAGGCGCAGATTTAGGCAGATCATTAACAATGACTTTCATAGGCTTACGATTTTCCATAGTTGGCACCGCTTCTGGCAATGCTTCTTGCAGTGGTGTAACGCTCTGGCTAATTTCAGAATTAATGTTCTGACCACGTTCTCGAGCATCAATGCGCTCTTGCATCATCTTGTTAATGTTTCTATCCTGAGTACGCTGGTCTCTAATCTTTTCAACAGTTGTACGAAGCCAGTTTCTTCTCTCTACGTCTGGAGCTTCTTCAGAGTTGAGTGGACGTGCATAAGAGCTAAAACGTTCTGTTGATACTTGGTCCTGTTGGTGTAACTTTGCGTGGTTAACACAAACATGGGCCATTTCTTGACCCGTTGGCGTTAAATAAGCTTGTGCATCAGGGTGGTCTTTTTCTTGTGATGCAACAAAGTCTGGATCATCACCCATACTAAGCGCATACTCCTGATACTCTTTAGAGTTTCTATCGAACATGTCACAAGGCTCAATATCTGGGAAATATTTCTTAAACTTATTCTTGCCCAGTTTTTTCTTAAGCGTATGGTATAAGCATTCAGGCTTCTGGCCATCAACTTCAATTTCTGCTGTTAGTTTATTGGCCATCATCGCCCTTACAAGCATATTGTTCTTTAATGAACTGCCTTATTCTTTCGGGCTGTTCTCCACTGGGTACTGTTCTCTTGATAGTAGCAATGCCCTCATTATAGCCATTAGTTTTTCTATTAGCCATTATGTTCATGATTTGTGATTCGGATGCCTCGCCATTGCGCTTTGAGCAACCACAAAAGTTGTGTGTTGCTTCTTTTGGAGCAGCTGGCGAGCTCGAGGTTGGTACTTCTTCTTCATCATCATCATCGACGAATCTATAATTAGTGGCTCGATCCTTAATCATTTCAGCAAGAGTCAAGCCACTCTTTTTGCTTGGTTCTGTGGGCAAGGCTTCAGCCCCTTGACCCATCTTATAATCATCCACGTTAGATATATCGAAAGGTAGACTATCTGTTTCTTCAATGTCAGTTGGTCTCTCTTTAAACTTCTTTTTCATCTTTTTAGGAGACTTGATTGGCACACCACGTGTAGCTTCATCGGCAACTTCTGGAGTCACTTCACCCGCGTTCAAACAAGTTGGGCAGACAGTAATCTTTTTAGTTTTGCCATCCTCACGAACTTCTTGTGACCATTCCTTCCATGGGCGGCCAGGACATGATTGCGTTTCATTGTGACCAATGCAGTGGGAAGATTCATCATTGATGCTAGAACCACAATCTTGGCTCTTACAATTAGAACCTGGGCAGTGAGCACTTGTATAGATTCTCTCATTGTGGTTGTTGTGTCTAGACCATCCGCCACAACCTATGGGTGGCTCTGGGCAAGTAACCATGTTCTTTTCGAAAGTACCTTCTGAAGCCAGGTCAGCACTTGGGTTGTATTCATCGTCATCAAGGTTTGGTGCTGTTTCGTTGTCGAAATCTTCATCGCCTCTGATAGGACCACTCTCACAAGCAGGGCATCCACGGCCACCACACTTTGTGCAGGATTTGATGTTGAGCATTCTTGCCAATGAGTCTTCACCCGTTAGAGAACCAACATAGTCTTCATGTGGTGCTGTGACATCACTGGGCTCAATAAATTCTCTCTCTGCAACCTCAGGATCATCGCGGTCATATTCTCCTGGGTTCATTTCTGAAAGAGAAGGCACCTTGCCAGCGTTGAAAACTCTATTTGATTTTTTACGATTATCTTTTCTTTTTTTAGCAGGGGGATCAAGAGCTATTTTTTTAGCAGGGGGATCAAGAGCTATTTTTTTAGCAGTGGGATCAAGAGCTATTTCAACGCCCAAGGGTTCTTCGACCATCTTGATTGGGAAACGTGTTCTTTTACCAGCGGAGGAACGACGATCATTGTCTTCCTTCATTTTGTCCATGATGCTTCTAAGAGCATCTTCAGTGCTGTCAAAAACAACAAGAGGGTCTTTCTGAGGTTTTAATGTAGAATCATCAGGGAATTGCACGCGGTGTTTACCCCAACCCTGGCCATCGTCACCTTTACAGCCTTCTGCTTCTTTTAACTCTTCTGCAGTTGGGTTACTAGGGTCTACAGCATTATTTTTCAAGCATTGCTTACAAGCACCACCATGCTTACCAAAACCACGGCCATAAGTACCCAAACAACGTTCAAAGTCTACGCCGGGGATACTCGGTGTATCTGGGTGAAGTCCACTGCAAATTGGACAAAGCTTGACGGTGTGTACTTTTTGTTTATCTGGCTCAACGCCAGCAACATTCTCTTTAATTTTATCGAGAACAAATTTGCTTGTATCTTTAGTGCCAATAGGGTTAGTATACGTAACTTTTTCTTGATCACTTTGCCGTTTGACACTGCGTACACGATCTTTATCTACCGCAGGCATGACGGGGCGTGTAATATCGCCTTCATACCATTGCTTCTCAGCAATTACTCTTTTAGAAGAGTTAAATAACTTCGACATATCAACCTAACGTTTCAATATAGGTTATTATTACTTCTGGTAAGGATTCTTGTAGAGCTTATCGTTAGCAGAATTGTCAGTTTTGTGAGGAGCAGGAATAAATGGGTTCTTGCTCTTAGGATGTGGGTTACCCATTTTATCCTTCTTACCAAAATCAGGATTACTTGGGTTCATGCCAAGATCACACGCAGCACAAGTACCATAAGCACCCGTAGCTTGCTCTATAGTGGGGAACAAGCGACCACAACCGGGGCATTCGTGACCACCAGTTTTGCCTGTTTCATAGTTCTTGTGGTAATCGTTAGGGCCAGACTTAGACTTGTATTGTGGTTCGCTATTCTTCTTAGCGTTATTGGGGTCTTCACCGTTACCACCAGCAAATGTGGTTTCAGCAGCAAGCTTGCAGAATTGGCAAGAAGCGTGACGCAGCTGCCACTCATCGAACACGGCACGGACAAGCTTTGCTTTGGAGTCACTGACGTTAGCAAGTCTGCGGTGAGCAGTCTTCTCGATGTCCTCTTCAACCATTTGCATGCGGAAAGCAAGCTCACGGTCACTGTGGGCCATAAACAGGAAATCACCAGTCTTGGTAAGCAACTCGTGCTTAGCAGTTACCAGGTTCTTACCAGCAAGCTTGGCATCAAATGCCATATTTACTGAATCATCAAAATCGAACATCGAGGTCATCGTGTTACTCCTTATACTGTTCCCGCAGGAACGCTGGACAATAGACATAATATGTCTATTACCTGTTATAAGATAGAGCTTGTTTTAAATGGTCCGGGTACCTGGAATTGAACCAGGGATCAGCACTTTATAAGAATGCCAGCAACAACCAACGTCGCTCCTACCCGGCATAGCTGAGGGGGAGGGCCTCGAACCCCCAATAAAACCAGATTCAAAGTCTGGCGCGTCTACCAATTCCGCCACCCCTCATAGTGCTACTCTTCAGGGGTGTCAAACGCCTGAAAATTAAGGCTCATGTAGTAACTAATGAACTCTTCTACGTCATTATACCCCAAAGACTCAGAGACTCGATTGATTCTCTGGTATAAACGCAAAGGGATGTTAAACTTAATTTCTTTCTTATCCATTATTCTCCTTTTGTTGCTCCCAGGGTAGGATTCGAACCTACGACTCTTCGCTTAACAGGCGAGCATTCTGCCACTGAATTACCTGGGAAAGTTAAAGACTATTATACATTGGTGTAAAGAGTCTTTCTTGACAATACATAAGGCTCTCATTCATCATAATGTCTTCATAGCAAGATTGATAGCTTTTATTAGAATATTTTTTGATTGCCTTGCCAGTTACTAAAAATTGGCAACTACCATAGAAAAACCATTCTGAATTAAAGTCTATACCCCACCATTTTTTTGCTAAATTAGCATAATTAGTATCATAGAAGTTCATCCCACCAGCATCATTCAATGGTATATAGTCTACCAACTTTGTAGGATCAAAATCATTCAAATAATTAATTAAATTCGCATAATGATCAAATGGGTATCCTTGCAAAAACAACCATATATCGTCGTCTTCAATATTATCATAATTATGTATTATTGCATAAAGTATTGATGTTGGGTCTCTGCCAATGTTAGGCAAATCATTATTCTTTGTTACGATTGTAACATCCCAATCTTTAGGTAGATCATTTACCCAACCAGTGTTTTCTTGGAATTTACAAACAATTATTTTCTTATTCATTATTAAAGATCTAACACAAGGTTTGGGTTGCCCCAATTTGCCTGGTATTTATACAAGTCTAAAGCACCAAAATAACGCACCCTACGAATTGCATTGCCACCGAAAGGGTTTGGCACTATAGCTTCAAATTCCTCATAAGACTCTGGGTTGTAACGCGGCTCATATGGTCTTTGGTTAGTATATTGGCTTAGTAGCAAGTCTTCCGCTGCAAGAGCAGTGCGCTTACTTGCCAATACTCCTTCTGGGCTATAATCCGTACTTTTTAAAGCAGATAATTTATCTTTATTCTCGAGGATGAATGAATATTTATAAGCACCGATATTCATGTTCAAGTAATTAGAATCATGTAATACACCCAAAGATATGGCATTCGGTTTATCTTCAGGAATATTTTTTACAAGACTACCGAACTTTGGTCCAACAGTGCACGTACAATGCATCAAGAACCAGTACTCAGACTCAACTTCGTTCTCTGCAATGTCAATCAACGCAGTAAGATCAAAAGAATTATGCGCTACTTTTATTAAAGTTGATCCATTGTAATCTTCCACTGATCTTTCAGTGTGACCACCTTCAAAGATATAAATATCTTCTTTTGCGATACCCGATTCAATCAATGAAGGTATGAGAACAGGCAGCGTATTGTCGCTAAAGCTTTTTACAGAACTAATAGCAATTTTGATCATGCAAAAAGATCAATCCACAACAAGGCTGCTTTCTTAAATTTAGCAGTCCAGCCTTCTGGCTCTGTATCAAACTTATCTGGTAACTTTTCAATAAGTTCCTTATAGCTGCCAACAATATCAGTGCTGGTAAGCTCGATAGCGTCTACAGCTTCCCAGAAGGTCTCGTTCATAGCAAGACCTGGTGCTTGCTTCTTAAGGTTGACATAAACATTGCTTTGCTTACGGTGCTCAACAGAAGGATAGCCTGAAAGCACTGCATATCCAAGGTGATCCATAACCTTCTTGGAAAGAACACCAGCCCAGATGTCATCGTATTGGTCAAACCCATAGTCAGGGCCAAAGATACCAAAATACATGATTGGAGTAAGTTCAGCTCTCCACGCAAGGTTCATACCACACATTGGGTAGTAGTTGTGGAGAGGGATGATGAAGGACTCATCTTCAGTCACAGGAGTAAACCGGAGATCGGGGTTGTGGAGGCTCGTAGCAGCATCGAGGTCAGGAACTTTGCTCCAGAGGCCATGGCTAACACCAATTGGGTTCTTACCGCGCATACCATATGGAAAACCACGTGTGAATGGGTGTTGAAGGGTGCTTGTTACCCAGCCAAGGGTTGTGTTACCTTCAAGATTCTTAAGGTGACCTGCGAGGAAGTCACTCCCATCAGGGAAGCAGTCATTGTCGAGCGTGTAGATGTAATCTGCGCCAGTCTGCCAAGCCTTGTAGTAACCATAACTACGGCAAGCACTTGATCGGGTAGGAATGATCCAATCATTCTTGCCAAGGTCCTTCTTAATGTCATTGTGATCATAGACAGTGCCATTAAACCCTTCTGGGAGGGATGGCTTGTCACCAATGTCTTGCACGATGATCAGTTCAACGTCTTTTAGCACGTCCCATTCCTTGAGGAAGTCAAGGTGGGGTAGGTGATTAGGAATTACTACAATGATTTTAGCCATGCTCTTGTTCTTTCAAGTCCTTCGGTCCAGTGAACCTTTGGTGTCCAATTATTAATAGATGATGCTTTGGTATTATCTGTTACAAACTCCATAACATCACCAGGGAGTCTTGGTGCTTCAATAGTGTTGTGGTAGTCAAGAGTTTCAAGCAGCTCGTTGAGAGATACAAGATTCTCTCTACCACCGCCCCAGTCGTAATCGTTGTTCTTGTAAAGATCAAAGTTGTTTACTTGGTCTGCAAGCATGTCAATACAATCGTCAATGTAGAGTACATCCCGGCTTTGCGAACCATCTCCGAACAGAGTAATTTGCTTGTTGTTAACAGCAGCATCAATAAACCAAGTGAACCAACCACCGTCTTCTGAGCCATCTTGGAGAGGTCCATAAACACTTGAAGGACGATTAATTACATAATTTGTGCCATAGACCTCATGGTACATCTTTAGGTAGTCTTCGCCAACTTGTTTTGATACACCGTATGGTGGAACAATCCCATCTTCGCCTGGATACACCTTCATTGTTGAGTTGAAAATAACCGGAATCTTAAATATGCGTGAGATCTCACAGACGTTAAACGTCCCGACTACATTATCATCAAAGTCCATACCTGGTGATCTAAGCGAGATCTGACTCGAGCAATTAGCACCCAAGTGGACAATCATGTCTGGTTGTTCCCTAAGCACTATTCTAGAAAGCAAAGCAAAGTCTGATGTAGACTCACCAGACTTCTTATCCATGCCACGAGAGCCGGGGAACCTATTCATGAGGTGTTGCCCCATGAAGCCTTCGCTACCAGTAATCAATAATTTCATAGCGATCCTGAGGGATTACGATACCCCGGCCTCCTGCGTGACAAGCAGGCGCTCTTCCTCTGAGCTACAGGACCTAAACTGCGTTACTTCTTAGGTGGTGTCTTCTTAGCCAGAGCCTTATCGACGGTTGTCGCTGGCTTCGTCGTATATACCGCTGAAGCAGGTGGTGTGGCCACCACTGGTGCTGGTGCTGGTGTGGGGGTTACAGCAACAACTGGCTGAGGAAGCGTACCGAGAAGCCATCCGAGCTTAGGGTACTTCTTCTCCAAGGCAGTAATAGCCGTGTAATACAAACCAGATGCGACTGGGACCAATGTAGCAAACGTACCAGTGTTGAACTTGCCCCACTTGGTTGCGCCCCAAGCAAGCAAAGCACCAACGATGGCTGCGACAAAGGCACGACCTGTTGCTCTAGTTGTTGTTGTGTTGAGTGGACTTGACATCCTTATTTCTCCTTATTATTTTGGAACTTCACGGACACCTGGACGCCATTGACTTGAGTACGCAAGCTATTAAGAAGACCAGACATTGTTTCGCTGATTTCTTGGCTTGCGAGCTCATCGCTCTGTGCGTCTCGGGGGTCATAACTAATTGTAATGACAGCTTTTTTCATATTTTGAATATATTGCATAAATTGCAAAAAATCAAGCTTTTACAATGTATTTGGCAATTCTGTCAAAACGTTAAAAGCGGCAGCAAGATCTGCTGGCATCATTTGATAAGGGTTACGGTCAAATACGACGCCACCAGCCCATAAGGATTGTGCTACTACTGCACTACAAATCATTGTATTGCTGTTTGTAAACTGCATTTTAATTCCTGTAATCAATTCGAGTGCAATACTCGTAATTGTCAAGAATCCATACTTATCTTTGATAAAGCTTTTGCAAGCAGTTATTGCTTGGTCACGGCTTTGCTTATTTAGCTTGGTTGTAACGTAATAATACTCTACGTTCTTATACTCGCTAATGTTGCTAACAATCACACCACGACCAACAGCTTCAACAATGGTACCATCTTCGTCAATGATCATTGCAGCATGATTCCAATGAGAATATGGTTTCATTTTACCGTGATAACGGATAAATTGACCAAAGCGAATAAACTTAGCTAATACACCAGTAGTTGATACAAGGATAAAGTCTCCTGGCACATATTTAACTGGATCTTGTCCTGCGGCATATACCTTATATGTCGTAGTCATCTAATTCACCCTCATATCCGTATGTTTCGTTCAAACCAAAGTATCGGCTGGCGAACCAACCTTCTACCTGCCCACCATCGGGGACAGATTGTGTACCACCACGTGCTTGTGGGAGATCAATCGCGCTATCTTCATCTTCTACCACTGGTTCAGACTTGCTAGCAGCAATACCACCAAAAGGAGCAGCAGTTGAGTCGCTCTTGATTCGCTCTGTTCCTAGATCAGTGCCTTGTTCGTTGCCAGGCTGAGTCACGTACCAGCTAGCTCCACTAATGGGAGCTCCGCCACCAATGCCAGTTGCGGCACCTGCTTCTTCGTGGGTATCTCCACCTCTAGGTGGCTCACCAACGTCCTGGAAACCATTTGGTTGGTTAAGAGTAAAAGCACCACCAGTATCACTGTCGATAGCAACTATTCTAAAGCCCATAAATAGCTTTGGATGATTCTGAGCGGGTTTGCCTGAGTCGAGTTGAGTAGTAGGATCACTCTTCATGTCAGTAATATCGCTTTTAAGGTCTTCGTCTACTGGTTCACCGTTTTCGGCACCTGGACCAAGATCTTCTGGCAACATTGTGCCAGTTGGGTCAGCATAGTGGACACTAGCGTGCCACCCAAGCGATCCATCAGCATTAGGACCTATTGTATATTGAGGATCATGGCTCAATGGTATGTCAAGCTTCTCATCTACGCCACTGTCGCTACCGTTTGGGCCGAAACCGCCCACGGTTCCTTCATTCTCTTTGCTAGACTTAGGTAGGCGAATGATTTGTATCTTACGGATGGCGTCTGCAGCTGTTACGCTTTCAATGAATTGGTTCCAGAGTATTTTATCTCTGATCATTGTTGGTGAAAGGTTATCACCGGTTGTTAATGTAATAACAAACCCGTTATCGATGACAGTTACTTCAGGATCTGCAAAATATCCTTCAAATTGCGATATGACGGAGCGTACTACCGCATCTTTATTGTATTCCGATACATATCGGTTAAAGACACAGCGAAAGTTTTTACGCTGAGAATTATTTGCAGAAGTCATATACTACATACGCGGATACTTGAGCTTTTTAAACCGTTCGAGGCTCATTCCTTCATATCTACGGCACAAAGAATCAAGTGAGATCTGCTGAATGTCATAACTACCATTGTGTACACCGTGTTTGACCACAATACCTCTAAAGTGGGCATTGCCTTGTGGCCCCTTGTAGTTTTCATCATGCAGGTAACAATTATGATGAGCGTAACCCTCAACAATCATAGTTTTAGCATCGATATCAATTCTCATGATAGTTTGAACGCCAGCTGATTTGATTGAGACAACCTTAGGCGCATTTTTTTTAGATATAGTCATAGTGCCAAGATCTTCTGGCTTAAATTTTGGCAGTAACCTAACAGGTCTAAGTTCACCCAATGCCTTGGCAATTTTTACAAGACCGCCCTTTAATCGTAAAGACACGACTCCACGATTGTTCAAGTCACTCGTTGTATTAATCCCATATTTATCTAAAAGAATGCATCTAATTTTATCAAGAACATAACCTGGTTTTTGGGCAATCGTCAGCTGACCAACAACGCCGCCAGTTGTTTCTCTCTTATAACAACAGCCTTCACCATCAAGAATACCAGCAAGGTACCCGCCATCATAGGACTTATCTTCTTCCCAATAGTCAAGCGGTTTTGCCATCTTTGTACCAACTCTTAAAGAATTAGTTGTTCTCCATTGGTAGGCAGCACCTTCTTTTACAGAAGTTTGGCCACCGCATCGGGTAAGCCATAAGTGATCAGCAGTTGCTTTGAATGTTTTACCATCATCCATAGTAACTTCAAAGACTTCTTGCTCTTCTGGCTTAAGGGCAAGAACTGTTCCTGTCTTAAATCTACGCGATCTTTTATCAGTAACATGTTCATCGAAGCTAACCAATTGATCACCGACTTGCAAATCACCGATTGGTATGTACCGCAAGTCAGCAGTAAGGACTTTATGATCTAATGTTAAACAAGCACCGGCTACAAGACCGTGCTGTGAGAATGCATCGTTATCATCTCTACCACCATTGACATAACGCATACCATAAAGGAACGTTTGTTGATGACCCATAGTGAATGAATGGCCAATGTTCTTCAAACGAGCATCGATCGTTCCACCATATGGGTTGCCTGTCATAGGGTTATAGAAGAAATGGCTATAGGCCACTCCATCGAGCCACAGGATCTGCTTGAATGGCTTTACTCTCCAGCCACTACGTTCGTAATCGAGATCATCGACGCTAAACAATCCATCAATCTGTGCATCCATTTCTGTAGCACGTGTGATACGATCTTCGTGGTTGCCAAGCAGAATGTGTCGCTCTGGGTTCCAGATAGCATGTTTGCTTTTACGCTTAGCATCATTGTAATCGTAAAGCGGTTGATTAAGAATATGCCAGTGTTCATTAGCAGCCTCAATATCTGCTTTCACTCGGCGGCCTTCCATGCTTTTCTTCCCTTTGTCATACAAGGAAAGTGCAGGCATATCAGCGTGATCCCCAAGGTGAATGATCTTCACATCTTGGTTGTGAAATTCTT